AGCCCACTCGATAGGCAGCTCGGCGATGGGCTCTTCGTCATCGAAGCTGAACGAGTGATAGACGCCCAGCGTCCCGTTCTCCTGCACGACCACGCTGCCGGGTCCGACGAGATAGCCCTGACCGGGCTCATCCAGCGGCCAGCGCGTGACGACTCCGCCGAACATCGGACCACGCGGTCGCTCCACGGACTCCGGCCAGCGATAGAACTTGTGCTGACCGTTGGGGGTGAACGTGGTCAGCGTCTCGGGCAGCATCACGCCCAGCGTGTCGCCGACCTTGGACAGCAGCTCGGGCGCTTCCTTGTCCACGTCCCAGCCGAAGCAGCCCGGTGGGGGCAACACCGCATAGTTATGCGTGCCCGGGTTGGTCAGGAACACCGCCGGGTTGTTCTTGGCCGCTGTCGGCCAGTCAGCCGGGGGCGGGTACTTCTTCTCGGTCGGCAGCGGCATGATGCTGAACCCGAGAGCCTTGAGCTTGAGCGCCTCGACGGCGACGTCGGGCAGGGCGCTCGTCCGGGCGGCACGTCGCTGTTCGACCTCGTCGGCCCCGGACTCGTCAATCGGCTCATCGAGCGTGTGAATAGGAGGACGACCGGACGGTCCGTCCGGTGGTTCGTTCGCGGCCATGCTGTTCCTTCTTGGGTGACGATGATGCCCGACTCAGAGCGCTGCTGTCTGGACCGCGAAGTCTAGCACCATGTGCTACTATGTGGCTCGCCTCTTGGGTGCTACGGCTGGAAGCGTTGCTGTCTCCCGCCCCCGAGCGCCGCAGGCAGCATGAAGCCCCGACCGTTCCCGGTCGGGGCTTCTGCATTGACGGGCCTAGAAGGGCAGGTCGTCGGGGACGGCCTCCTCGTCGGTCAGCTTGCCCTCGGAGAAGGCGGTCTGGACGGGCTGCGGGTTGACCGGCTCCCCGGCGGGGGTCGGCGCGGGGGCGGGGCCACGGCGGACCGGCATCCCCGACACGCCATCGACACGCGGCCAGCCGTCGTCAGTGACGCTGATGGTGACGAGGCACTTGAGCCCGACGAGGTCCTCCATCTCCGCCGACATCCACTTGGCCTTGTCGGAGCCGAGCAGGGCGACGAAGTACTTGAACAGGTTGGACTTCTCGGAGCTGGGGTCGCGCCCGGTGATGGACTCGATGCGGTCATCGACGCCGTCGATGACGAAGTTCCATCGCAGGATGGGCACGTTCTGACCGGCATTGCGTCCGGTCTTGGGGACGATGATGTCCTTCTCCACCGAGGAGACGACAGCTTCGTAGGTGGCGGCTTTGATATCCGCCCGGGGCTGGACTTCGACCAGCGGCATGGTTCACCTCAAAGTTGGGTAGATGGGTCGGTAAGTGGTAGGGTCAGGAGGCTCCTCCGTCGGCAGGTTCGTACGTTGTAGATTGTAGATGTTGTGACAGATGACGTCAAACCACGACAAGTAGCGCGGAAGCCCCGCAAGGACCAGCGTCGCGTCAAGCGCGTGACCGGTGACCTTGCCGAGCTGGTGCGTGACAGGACCCTCGCCGACGTCAAGGCTGGCAAGCTCAAGCCGACGCTCCAGCACGGCCTCATGGCCCAGCAGATGATTGACAAGCGCGAGGAGCGGGCGGCTGACCGGCAGCTCGCCATCAAGCTGGCCCGGATGCTCGGTGGTCGGGTCCCGCCGGAGGGCGTCATCATCAACGTGACCCCGGAACAGCGTCTCTTGGCCGCACAGGGCGAGGAAGGGGAGGAGTTTGACCCAACCGACCTCGCTGCACTCGGAGAGTGAGTCCTTCTCCTACGAGGACATCACCAACCAGCTCATCGAGCTGGACATCATCGACCTGCTGCACAAGGGGCGCTGGGATATGCGCTCGTTCAGTAAGGATGTGCTGGGTATCGACGCCCATTCGGGCCAGCAGGCGCTGTTCGACCTCGCTTTAGCGCGTCTCACCGACGGATACAGCCCTGCCTACCTGACGGTGACCTGTAGTGCGGGCAACCGTGCGGGCAAAACCCTCGGACTCGCCATCGTGGTGGCCCATCAGACCCTCTACAAGATGGGCATGCCCGCTCCAGAGCCGGACGACAGCTCGTACAAGAGCTGGAACTCCGCTCCCTACGACTGGTACCACTTCGGCATCAGCCAAGAGGTCGCCGAACTGCTCCATCTGGAGCTGCGCCGCATCCTGATGGGGGTCCATGAGGCCCAGAAGGGCAACGGCTGCCCGCTGACCGAGGCTCTGGGCACCGATGTGGCCGAAACCGAGCGCAAGGAACGCGGTGAGTGGGCGTGGTTCAAGTGGTCCGACCTGCTCGGTGGGGCCGAGATTCACTTCAGGACCACCGGTGAACGCGCCCTGTCCACCCTCGGACGCGACATGAACGGCTGGTCGTGGGACGAACCGGCCTTCGACCCCAACCTGACCTTCGTGTTCGATGAGGTCCTCAACCTGCGGCGCATGAGTACCGGTGGTCAGGCCTTCCTCATCGCCACCGCGACCGAGGGCAGCCTCGCGTACGAGGAGCTGTTCCTACGAGGTGACCTTACGGCCCCCGACAGGCAGCCTGATTACGCCAGCCTGCGGATGAGTACCCGTCAGAACGTCGGCTACGGCATCTCCCAGACGCAGTTCGACCGGATGCTTCGCACCATCCCCGAGGGGTTGGTCCCACAGAACATCGACGGCTACTTCATCGAAGCTCGACTCAGCTACTTTGCCAAGCAGAGCGTAGTCAAAGCCTTCGACTGGAAGCTGCCGCCGAAGACGGGCTACCTTCCGGGTCACAAGTACGCCCACGGGGTGGACCCGGCCATCTCGTACGACAGCACGTGGTCGGTCGTGCTTGATATCACCGACCCGGAGATGTGGATTGGGGTCAGCGCGGCCCGCAGGTCGGGTCGCCAGACCGCCGAGAGCATCGTTGGCCTCACCTCGGACATCCACCACGAGTACGCACAGGGGCGGCAGTGTACGAGCGCCATCGACGCGACCGGTTTCGGGGGGAAGGTCTTCCGTTCATTGCTCCAGTCCGCCAGAGTACCGGTCATCGCCGTTGAGTTCGGGGGTCGAGCATCGGTCAAGCAGAAGATGCTCGGCAACCTGCGAACGGCACTTGATTCCGGGCGGTTGTACCTGCCACAGGACGGGGAGTGGCTCATCCTGCGTCGTCAGCTGCTCGCTTACAAGCTCAATGACAGGAAACTTGACACTGATGCTGTCATGGCGCTCATGCTCGCGGTCCGTATGGCGACCCGTTCCATCTACGGTGACGCTCGCGCCTTGCCTTTTGACTACTTCGGTGAGAACATCCCATCTCGGGCACCGCCTGTCACGCCATCGGCACCCGAGGTCCCACGGCGTTACGTTGATGACCGGTCCACCCGGCTGGACACGCTCACGACTGCGACCGTCGTACCCCTGAGCGGCATGCTCAAGAGGTAGCACCGTGGCGGTTGCCGTTCTCGACATCAACCGGGCCGTCTCACTGGCCGCTGGCGAGATGTCGGAGGAAGAGCTTCACGTCTTTGAGCTGATGCGCCGTCGCATCATGGACTCGGACCCGGAGATGAACGTCTTCCGCAATCTGTGCGACAGGTACGACAACCTGTACTTCCCGCAGGGTTTCACCGAGGGTGGCGCGTCCCACTGGTCCTACCACAAGAGCGCCAACACGCCCGGTCGCAGCCACGTCTCGGTCAACTCGTACGCCGCCTACGTCGATATCCCCGCCTCGCTGACGTCGGTCCCGCCGGTCGAGAACTTCGTGGCCTCCGACGACGAGAAGTCCGAGGTCAACGACCAAGAGAACTCGATGCCTCGCGATGTCGCCAACATGGCCGAGCGCATCTACATGACGTGGAAGGACACCGACGACGTCGAGTTCAAGGGCCACTCCGCGTGCTTGGTCAAGGGCCTCTACGGTCGGACGGCTGCCAAGGTCTACTGGCTCGATGACGAGAAGCGTCCGACGATGCAGATTATCGAGCAGCCCCGGAACCTCCGGTTCGGCTACAGCTCTAGCGACCACACCAAGCTGAGCTGGGCGGTCTACACCTACCTCATCAGCGCCGATGCGGCAGCCGAGGAGTACGGCCTGCGGGTCGAGGTCGGGCGTGACGTCAACACCGGGATGCCCTACCCGTACGTCGCCGCGACCGGTGACCTTGATGTCGGGGCGTGGGTCAACATGCCGAGCGAGCTGCGGCTGGAGGTCTACGACTACTGGTACCGCAAGCCGGTCAAGAACGCGACCTTCGAAGTGGGCAAGCCGGTCAAGTTCGAAACGTGGAACGCCATCTTCATCGGCAACGTCTGCATCCAGCGCAAGAAGCACGCCGAGTACAAGGGCCTGTTGCCCTACGTTCCCCTCACCAACACGCTCATCCCGGGCACGACCATGGGTCGGCCCGAGTTCTACGACATCGAGCAGCTCATCAGGGAAAAGGACGAGCGCTTCAGTGAAGCCGCCCAGATGATGTCGCGTGCCATCAACGGGCAGTACTGGCAGCTCGTCGGGCCGGAGAGTCCCGACGTCGTTCCTCCGTCGCTCCGGCCCACACCGAATCAGGTCATCGGTCCCGGTGCGGGCAACCGCATCGAGGCCATCAGTCCGTGGATGCCGAGCTTCCAAGTCGAGACGCACCTCGCTCGCATCGACCGGGAGCTGAACGACGTGTCGGGGCTCAACGACCTGTTGCGCGGGCTTGCTCCCCCGCAGGTCCTGTCGTCGGGCAAGGCCATCAACGCCTTGGTCGCGAACTACGAAGCTCGCATCCGCATCAAGCGCGGCAACTACTACCGCTGGCGACGTGATGTTTGGGAGCTTGCCCGTACGCTGTGGGCTGCCAAGACCCCGGAGGTGCGCGACATCCTGACTGCGCCGTACCGGCACGA